GGCTATCGCGCCGTGAACCTTTGCATCATTTAGATTGAACGGTGATGCTCCATCGTAAGCGAACTGAGCCATGTTACCCCTTCCCTCAAGGGCTTACAAACCGATGCACACATATGCAACGGTGCAGTTATGGTTACCAGCAGCGTTGGCGCCACTCGTTGTAAAAATTCTCCAGTCAAATCCTGTAACAGTAATATTGCCAATAGTCAAACCTAGTGATGAAGGACCTCCAGCGCTATCGGCCTGAATCTCAGTGAATACCAAGGGTGGATCTTGGAAGGTTACACCAAAAGTAGTTGAACCAGAGGTGAATGATGTACCCGCAACCAAATTAGCACTGAATGCATTAGTAAATGGAAATTCAGGATTAGTTCTAAGGTTCGTTATAGAACGTTGTAGATCGCTAAAAAGGTCATATAATGTATCGACTGTCATCTTAGGCCTAGGTACTGGCATTATGCTACCTCTGCCGTATCCTTAGTATAAATGACTGTCGTTAGCTTGTCCCCTTGACTGATAGTATTTTGCCAACCAACTACACGGATGAGGTTGTTGTACTGTACATATTCGTCGTTAATTATTACAGTGAACTGTGATCCAAAATCAAAGTCCTTAATAGGCGTTAATACTCTACTTACAAGAGCAGGTATAATCTTAGTCGTTGCTGTAGCCTTGACCTGACTTGTAGCAGAGTTATTCAAAGCTGTTAGGTTGCTTAGATGCGAACCACGTTCTATAATTTGGTAGAGAGCATCGTATGCTGTTTGATTGGCTGCATCAACTGCGTTACCAATCACATTATTACTATTAGCTATGTCGTAGTCATTACCTATTGCCTGTGCATTGTACTGTACAGAATAGCCATCCATGTTACCACCATACTCTAAAGTATTTGATAGAGCGGCAGCTGGCTTAATCTTTCCTCCATACAACTGTAGAACATGTGACGCACCGACAGTGCGGAAGAAAAAGTCTACACCGTCAGTGCTAGTCGATGTAGCATCTATCAAGTCGAGAATGAAGTTCCTATCTATGGCTCTATATGTAGGTGACATAGTTTGAGCATTGCTTGTTACCTTATTAGTAGTCATTTGCGTAGAGCGAATACTGTTAACATAAGCGATTAGGTTGATAATAATGTCAGCACCGCCCTGTGCTGAGTATACCTTATTAGTCTTGAGTTCACGCTTTGCTAAGTAGGATAATGGATCTTGAGCTGCACAAGACAAGACACCAGTACTACTTGCAGGTGTAGCATCCCATAGAGGACCCGCAAATACTGGATCATCTTGACTCACCTTATTATCATAGAACCAAAGTTCATGCTTACCTGGGTATAAGTTACTTTGATTGACCTGAGAATAGCCTCTATAAGGTATTTCACAACGGAATGATTGGCCACTAACGTTGAGCATCTGTTCATATTGCACATTCCTGTAAGGTAGTGCGGCTATGAAATCACCATCATGGTCATGGGATTCAAGTTTGAATCTAGAATTGAGTGCCCCTAGAGCTGCCGGCATGATTATCTCCAGGCGTCGTCGTAGGCATAAGAGAAACCTTCATTGGTAATCGAAGTAGATGAGCCTCCTGGTCTCTGCATAACGATCTGATTAGATCCAGATAGTAAGGACCACCAAGTACGTCCTGTAATATACATAGACCAATCGCTACCATCGGAAAGTCTTGTAAGTGTTCGTCTCTTAAGATCTAATACATAACCTTCACCAACTGCTGAATTTGCTAGATTTACGCCACCTAATTGATTAATGATTTCTATTCCAATAGTTGCGCCATTTACTGATTTACCAGCCACAATAGCAAAAAATTCTGGATTGTAAAATTTAAAAAATTGTCCTGGCGTCCCTATATCGGAAGTGTTATATACATTAAAATATATTAGAGGATATGTCTCTGCATTGCCATTATTGACCAGTGGAGTAGCAATATAATTGGCAATGCCTAGAGTATTTGCTACTCCAAATGTCGTAGCAACTGCATAAGCAACTGAATCTTCGTTTTTCATTTGTATTTGGAACGGGGTGGATCCTATAGAACGTACCCTATCCAGGTCGGATTTGAATCCTATGGGCTTGACCATCAAGACACGTGGATTTTGCCCAGGTAATTTAAAATAAAATGGTATAGCAACATCAACGGGGCTAGCTGATGTTTTTAATGTATCATAACGAGATTCATTGATGGGCGGGGTATCAATTAAGGTTCCATCTATTACGACAGTTTTGCCTAAAGTAAACTTGGCATCAACATAAGAACCATTAGCACCATCTATAGCAGAATCCGATTCTGCAGCATCCAGATCTACCAGTCCAGTAACTGTATTAATATCATATATAGGTGGCGTTACGTCAGATGGATCATTAAGTAAAATACCGTTATCTGTTAGCTTGAAAGTCATATCATCCAATTGCACGGTAGGACCATAGAAAGTAATACCTACAGTGTTCCATGCACTAGAGGATGCGAGTGTAGAAGAATAGGTTTCCACCGTGCCAATACCCACAGGTGTAGTGACCATTGACTGTATTATAGTACCAGTAATAGTGGATGATGTAGTATATGCAACTGGAGGTGTGGTTCGTTGTGCGGTAGGAGCCGCTCCAGATCTTAGAAAGAACATTGATAATGCATTCGGAGCGGTAAGAGCCGGCATAGTTAATGAAGGAGTAGTACTTGTAGCGGAGTTAGCAGTTATAGATGAGACACTACTTACATTGTGTACTACATAAGCATGCATGCGAGTGGTACCACTAGTAGTAGTTGCTGATGCAGATCCTATGCCTATAACAGTGGCCGCCGCAATTCCACTTACCCAAATTCCGGCAAGTCCCATTGAGGCTACTTGTGTGAAAGTTAGCCCCGAACTTCCCACTCCTACCGAAGATACACCAACATCCGAAACGGTAACTATAACTACTACATCGCCCTTATATATGACATTGAGGTTACTACCTACATAATTGATACCAATACCGTCTCCACAACTGGCACCACTATTAGGCATAGTTTGCGCATTGTTAGACACAGAATTAGATATACCAGAAAAACCAGCTATAATAGCATTACTGATAACAGCCCAACCAATTGATGGACTTGTCACACCTGGATAAGTAGTGAGGGCCATTAGCCAACTCTCCTACTGAATTCCCAACCTAAGTCGGCTGCATGTTTAACAGGATCAATCTCTTGTGTTGTTATGTAGAAGTTCTGAGAAGGGCCTGTGCCACGTCCAGGCGTCACGCTGACCGTCTCAGCTCCACGCTCACCCACGCCGATGACGGTAGGCGTGTCGAATACAGTCGGCGACATCCCACCGCCGTACCAGTGTGGAGAGCGGTTTAGCCAGGTACCATAAGCGTTGGATGGGGAACCATAACGTCCTCTAATATAGTTGAGACCCCAGTTAATCTGAGTAGCTGGGTTAGTTAACCAGTCGGATCCGGAAGAAGCCATCTTACTAGCAGGGAGTGCCTGAGGAATTCCATAGGCACCACTAGATGGATTTTTAGCAAATTGGGACCAGCCAGAATTACCTGTAAGAAAGATTCTTCCATCCTGTTCGGCCGTCCAAGAACCAAGCTCTGTAGTCACACACCACACATCTTGTCTTTCTAACAATTTCGTAATTTGGAACTTACTAATATATGGTACTGTCATTCCAATTCTTCCAGCAGACTCCCCATGTGCTGTACGTGATGGTTTAAATCCTTCTAAATAAACAGCAAGTTTAATAGCATCTTGCATTTCACCATTATTTTGTGTGATAGTTGTATGCCCACGATCACCATTCTGCCCTATGCTATGTCCTTCTGCATCTATCATTGCTGCAAGCCATGCAGAACGTTGCTCGATAGATAGTCCTAGTATAAACTGTTCTAGACCATAATCCATAATTTGGGATCTTTTTACCAAATCTGTAACGTAATGGCGTGGAAGCAGGAAAATATGTTCTGGAAGCCAATTAGCTTTAGAATTACTGCGATTGGAAATTGTTTCAGTATAGTCTATACCTACCAACATAGCACGTATTCTAACAATTTGGCTTAACTTGGACTGATAAATTCTACCATCCCACTTACCATTGGATGTTTCGGTAAGGGTTCCATCTCCCTGTATCCACGCCAATACTGCTGCATCTTGAAGCGAAAGTGTCGGGATGCCATCAGTATTGGCAATGGCGGATAACCGAATTCGATGACCCCAACGAAGTTCATCTGTTCGTACAAATCCCGGAACTTTCTGCGCCCCGCCCTTTTTAATTACAGATTCCAACGGCTCACTCCACCAACGATGGCCAGGAGTTACATCAACTTGCCAATTACGATTTCCTAAACGTTGAACTTCACGGTCTTCGTAATGGACAATACGAGTTATTCGTGTCCACTCGTTGCAATCTAAAATAGGATTATAACCAAGTGTTTCGTCCCCAATTTCCACCTCGCCATGAGATAGCCAGCCGCGTTTGGTGAGAATTCGAGTTCGTAGTGGAACACATTCGCCATTCCAGAGATTTATAAGGGATCCCATCTGATCTAATCCCCAACCAAATCTACCTAACTGACCCTTAGCATAAGCTTGATTAGCTAGAGCACCCGCTCCAGTAACATTTCCTTGAGAACCAACTGACGAAGCCGCAGCTTTCGCAGCAGCCTTACGAGCCTTACCACCCAAATCATCGATCATACTTCTAATTACTTGGTCTACCTTTTGATATCCACCACTGGATATATCCTTAATAATTCCACCTGGCATAGATCCAAGTGCAGCCTTAACTGGAGCTTCTGCCAAGTTAAGACCAGCTCTTAACATGGCTGCAACACCCTTGCGAAGTCCGCCCTCCACAGCGCCGACTGTACTCTTTAGAGCACCAGCAATACCTCCAATTATACCTCCCCCAATAAACATACCAGACTTGTCCATTGATCTTCTATTGGAAAACATGGAATTTATTCTGTCAATTCCACGCTTTCCGCCAATCGCACGAACAGCTTCTGGTATTAATATGCCCTCGCCGCCAGAGAACATATAAGCTGGCAACCGTATATTATCCTTACCTGGAGAGTAACCGGGAAGAACTCCACCTCTAGCAAAGCCTCTAGTATTAGGTGTATGTGCGGGGCCCTTAGCATTAGGGTCAGCAATAGTTCCTATCTTATCAATGTGGAAATGGCCTGGGAGGTGACCAAGCAGAGCGTTAATTCCACCGATAAAGGCATTGATTACAGAAATTATGCCATTGAGAGCACCTCTAATTGCTCTCTGTACTCCATTCCAAATGCTGGAAAATACATTTGACATTCCAGACCATAAACTTCTCCAACCATTACTTATGGCAGTAAATGTTGGGCTTATTACGTTACGCCATATAGCCTTAATGGAATTACCTGCCGCTGTAAATACAGGCTTTCCTATGTTATCCCAAATTCCACGAATTAGATTCCAAGTACCTCTCCAAACTGTAATCATTGCATTCCATATAACTCTGATACTAGTCCACATAAATTTAATACTAGACAATATGAAATCAAATATGGGTCGGCCTACATTATTCCATGTAGCCTTCATCAAGTTCCAAGTAGCCCTCCATAAACTGACCTGAGCACGCCAAATAATCTTGACACCGCTCCACATAAATCTAACAGTATCAAGTATAGCAGTAAATATAGGATGGCCTACCGTATTCCAGATAGCAGAAACAACGTCCCAAGTAATCTGCCATGTCTTTTTTAGAGCCTCAAAAATAAGTTTAATTTGAATACCTAATACAGCATAGAAAAATAATCCAATTCCACGGATTACTGGCATGACCGCGTTCCATACATTTATTATAGCATGCCATAAATTACTCCAAGCATGGTCTAAATTATCTAATGCATGTAATACATTGTCAAAAGAATGCACTACATTCTGCCAAGCGTGCGCTATTGCCATAACAACTTCATTTACAGCCGTACTTATTGCTTTGTATATAGCATCCCAAGTAGACTTAACTGCATGGTATGCATTATCCCAAGCATGGACAACATTACTAGCTGCATGCGCTACAGCCTTGTAAACATCATTCCAGATCCTTACGGCAAATGACGATATTTGCTTCCAATATTTAATTACAAAGAATACTGCAGCAGCTATGGCAATTATAGCAAGTATAATTAAAGCAATTATTCCAAGCAATGGCGCCGCACCTATCTCGAACGCAGCCGCAGCGGCGGTCAATATAAGGAAGGCACCAGCCATAGCAATAATAACACCAACCAGTATCATTGCAACAGCTGTAGCAGCAAGAATATAAGTAATCCATTTCTTGACAGTCGGATTGAGCTTGTTAAACCAATTTAGTACAGCACTAAGCGCCTTCACTAAAGCTAGCTTGACAGGGATCAAATTATTACCCAGCTCAATACGCATTGCCTGATATTGGTTTTTCAGCTGCTGTACCTTCGCCTGTGGGGTATTTGACATAACCTTGTAAGCAGAAGATGCAGCTCCGCTAGAGTTATGCATATCATTGGTCATTTCTTTCAACAAACCATTGGAATCACTAATTCCAAGGTTGAAGAAACGCATAGCTTGAATGGTACCGCCAGCACCCTTGAATATTTCATTAAGCTTAATAGCACGAGCTACTGGAGTTAATTTGCCTAACTTGTCTCGCATCTCAGAGACAATGTCTACCATGGGGCGGAATTTACCGGACGCATCCTGAACTTCAATACCCATATCATGGAGATTTTTAATAGCAGTCGGCTTAGACAACGCATCCAAAGCACGAGATGCAGAGGCGGAAGCCATAGCTGCGCTAAGTCCATTACGGGTTAGGAAGGCCATCATGCCGGCTAAGTCTTCGATAGACTGTCCAGCCTTCAAAGCTGAGGGCACAGCTCGACCAATGACAGCAGCAAATTGCGAATAAGTACCGACGCCTTTTCTGACCAACTGGAACAAGACATCACTAACATGAGTAACTTGCTGAGCTGGTAATTTATAGGCGTTAAGTACGGCTATAATAGCTCTACCAGCTGTGGCCATATCGGTAGCGCCGCCCACAGAGGCCTGAGCTATAGCCTTAAGAATTTTCTCCGCACCAGGACCATTAGTGTCCAAAGAGGAGAAAATATCGTATAAGGATTTTTGAATATCGTCAAAAGCTACTGGGACTGTTCTCGCTACTCGGAGTCCGATATCAGATAAATCCTTGAAACTTACCTTAGCCTTGTCAACCTGTGTCAGTGTTAAAGAGACTTGCTGGTTATATTTAATGGCCTCATTGGTCATCTTGTTAAAGGCATTAACACCAATGCCCCCAACAATGGCCATACCAGCACCTATGGTAATAAGATTTTTGCCTCTTGCTATTTGAGCCACCGTTGCTGCTTTGGCTGCTTTAGCAGATTTTAAATCTGCAGCCGCTTGGGAGCCTGCAACTTTAATTCCTGCCGCCTGCATTTCATTAACACGCGCCTGTGCAATGGCAATGGAATTAAGTTGTTTAGAAGTACTAGCTAAGGCAATCGCAGCTTCATTTCTGGCACGCAAAATGAGGTAGATTTCGCTGGCTCCAAACATAGCTTAATCTACCTCATCTCTTATTAAGAGCAGCTTTTCTTTCTGCTTCTATACGCTTTCTTTCCTCAAGCTTGGCCATTCCATATAATCCAGCATTCAACAATGCTACATGATAATAGTCCTGATCTAAAATGCCGCCTTGTCGAGGCAAAGAATGAAAAGATTTGCAGAGAGTAGTAAGTTCGAGTGCTAACTTGACTTCGTCATCTGCTTCTTTTCCCCCAGGTAGTAAGAGGTGCGCCTCGACGCGGCTATTCAGTTTCCCTGATCTTCCTCGTTAAAGTTATTCATCTCTCCAATATACTTTTCAATCTCTTGACCAACCTTTGGATCCAATTCATCAAGAGTAGCAACCTTTGTGAGATCCAAAGGCTGTTCGTCATCGCCAGTCAGATTATGTTCAACAACACAAATAGCGAATTCGAAAGCGCTAATCTTCTTGTTGCCCATTGCCATCTCACCCTTGAAATCCTTACTATTCCCATCAGTTTCGAACCCAAGGGTAAGCATAGAACGGCGCTCTACAGACTGTCCATAACTCATTCTTTTCAGCACAACATAACCGTCCGGAAGAGACTTGAGTTCTTTCCGTTCGGTGTTGAGACTAACTGTCGCTTTTGGCATTTTCGGCTCCCTCAGCCTAATATTATATACTACGATTTGTAGTAGTTTAATTGCTCCCCTTAAAATGATAGAGGCTAGATGGCATAATCTACAACCACCCAAGCACCTACCAGGCACTAAAATTACGGAGTCGGAGTTACGGGCGGATCATCCACAGCAACGGCCGCATCCAACGAGTCACGTGCGGTACTAAGGTTATCTGAGGCACTGGTCAGCGTAGCCGTAACTGCATCAATATCTGCCTGAGACACGGAGCCTCCAGCTGCAACCTTTGCAGCAAGGTCATTAAGAGCAACGACGGCAGCAGCAACATCCGTAGCGGTACTATCTACCGTTGAAGAAATATTAGCCGCAGCCGCCTGGAGAGCGGAAATACTAGTCATGATCTGTTGTACTCCTTCATGTAGTGAATTTAGCTGAATTCCTTGAGTTCCAGTTCGTTCCAGAATCTCCATCAATAGGAAGTTCTGAATGTTCATGACATATTCTCTGCCGTAATAACAGTCAACTGATAATGCTTACCAGTACCATCGATTGCGCATTGATAAGTGATGCTAGCTCGAACCAAGTCGCCTTGACCACCAATGTTGACTTCATACGTATCAACGATGGAAGTTGGAGACAGAAGTGCAATAGATTCAACCGGTGAAGTGTGAGTAGCAGTTAGAGTAATAGATTTAGAAGTCAATGCCTTAAATGCATCATATTCAGTGCGGTTAAAGAAGTCACGAGTAATTGTAATACTAGCCTCGGACTCACCGAATGCAACAAACTGAGCACCAGTATTAGCGCTAATCAGGCGGAACTGTGCAGCTCCATTATCATTCGATTCAAAAGTGAATCCATCCGAATCAAAAATCTGAGTAGCAGTAGGAATCTGCAAGTTATACTGTCCGGCACCAAACGGAGTAGTAGTTGGCCAAGTCGCAGTGGGACCGGATTGCACAGTCTCATTTGTAGATACAATAGTTGGAGTAAACTGTAGAACGGCGTTATTAACCTCAAACTTGAAGCTGCCAACGGTACACCCAACGTAGCCGTAAACAACACCATTTCTAACAATCGTAATCGACAAAGTACGAGCTGGTACAGCCACAGCAGATGGTGTATACACATAAGTATTCTGTGCAGCAACGACCTTAGTAAAAGTACACCTCGATGCAGACAGGAAATAAACAATACAGTCAGTCAACGCCTCAATAGAGATGTCACCTTCTGCATTAGAGAATCCTGGAGATGCACCGACAAGTCCAGGAGTATTACGGATTGGTCGACGCCAGTTAGTCTGCTGGACATACTTCAATGATTCAGACAGATATGGAATGTACTTAGTCGGAGCTACATACACACCAGGATTCGCAGCAGTATTAATAAGTGGAAATGCTCCAGTTGGAGTGCCAGGAGTAGTGTCTGTATCTGTAGTAACAAGACCTACGGTTTTGTAAAGAAGTTCAGTGCCTGCACCACCACCGGCAGCTGTTTTATACAACTTAAACCCAGTAGCTCCAGCAACAGTTACCCAAACTAAAACGACTGACGATGTAGATCCTGTTGTAACTACACCACTTATTTCGTTACTAGTAACAGTTTCCCCAGCTCCATTGATTGCAGTTATTATGTACCTATAGGTACCAGCAGTAATGGTCCCGCCAGAGGCAGATGGAGTTGCGGAAGTAAACACTGGAGGTGGCAAAACTTCTGCGGCCACACCCATAATACTAGCGGCGCCAAGTCCGGGTGTCGTCATGTCTGGTCATCCCCCTTCAAACTATCGCCAACAAGCTTTTCTTTATTATCTGTGGGGGAAAAGCCGCCCACCACTATCGGATCTAGAACAACTTCTTCCACCGGACTCGAAGGCGAATCGTACTCTTCTATAGTAACGCCTGGAGTCAAATCAAAAGCACTTAGAAGATTAAACTCTGGAGCATCTTCACCCCATGTAGC